AAAAAAGTGGAATACGTCATTCGTGATGGTATTTCACAAGGGCAGACCAATCAGCAGATTATTCAGCGGATTAAAGGTCGCAAGGCGAATGATTACAAGGATGGTCTGCTTGAATCAAGTCGAAGTTCGATTGAGCGCCAAGTTCGTACAGCCCGAAGCCATATCAGCAATGCGACTTACATCGACACATATAAAGCACTTGGCTATGACTATGTGAAAGTTGTGGCCACTTTGGATGGTCGCACCTGCAAATACTGTGCATCCATTGACGGAACTGTATACGCAATTGATGATCCGAAACGACCACGCTTTCCAGTTCATCCAAATAACCGCACAACTTATGCACCATGTGATAAGGATGGCAATGTCGCAGGTTTAAGGCCATTTGTGGCTGATGCACGAAAGGTCAAAGACATTCCAAAGGATCAGCGTGACGGCATTATTGGTCAGGTTGATGCAAATACATCATTTAAGACTTGGTTTGATGATCAGGATGAATCATTTCAACGGCAGTGGCTGGGTAAATCGAAGTTTGAGTTGTACCGAAAAGGTGAATACAGCTTGGATAAATTTGCAGATCCATTGAACAAGCGTGGTTATACACTGGAAGAGTTGAAAGCGATGGATGAAAAGACATTTGAGGCGGTGGGGTTATGAAGCCAATTGCATCTGTACTAAATATTAATGAAATTCGCTACATCTTAAGCATGGACCTTGTTTTAATCCCATTCCGCGCCAATGCTGTCCGCAGACAAATGATGTGGATTGGTCTTGGTTGGTCAGTTAGAAAGGCGGTAGCAATATGACTAAGGTGGAACCTAAAGAAATAGGACTTGAGCGAACTGTATGGCTATTTGAGCGTGAAATCTTAGAGAAACTAAATAACACCAACTTAGAGGATCACCACAAGGTTTTAATTTTTAATCGCTACTCCATGTCGTATGAGATTAACCCTGAATTCGATAATGGTCGAGCTGACGCAATCACCATGTGTGACATCGCCAATTATTGGTTAAAAATGTGGTGTATTGCTTTTGCTACATGCACGGCAGACCAAAACAAACTTAAATCAAAATAACCCATATCCAAATTAAGCACCTTTCGAGGTGCTTTTTTATTACCTGTCGAAAGTGGAAGCTGTAGACGCAATCGGGCGGATGCCTTTTAAAACAAAGAGTTGGAAAACTTATGAAACTGAAATTAGACGCGAATGGTCACGCAGTTCTGCAAGATGGCAAGCCTGTTTATGTGGGCGATGATGGCAAAGAAATTGTATTTGATGCTGGCGAAGCATTAAGCAAGATTTCAAGCCTCAATGCGGAAGCTAAAACGCATCGTGAAGCAAAAGAACAAGCACTCAACCAATTGAAGGACTTTGAAGGTCTGGACGCTGCAAAAGCACGTGAAGCAATTCAGAAACTTGGCGACATTGACAGTAAAAAACTGATCGATGCAGGCGAAGTGGACAAAGTGCGCCAGCAATTAACTGAGCAGCTAAAAGGCACGTATGACCCACAAATTAAACAACTCCAAGATCAGCTTGGTGCAGCGCAAAACGCATTAAACAGCGAGCTTATTGGTGGTGGTTTTAGTCGCTCTAAGTACATTCAGGAAAACATTTCTGTTCCTGTTGACCTGCTACAAGCCCAATTCGGCAGTGCATTCAAAGTCGAAGATGGAAAGTTGGTGGCATATGGCACAGATGGTCAAAAAATCTTGTCACGTGAAAAGTTTGGTGAACCTGCAGGCTTTGAAGAAGCCATTCAAACACTGGTCAATGCCTATCCGAATAAAGACTACATCTTAAAAGGTGGTCAAGGTTCTGGTGGTGGTTTCCAGGGGAATGGCGGTCAGGGTGGAAATAAGACTGAATTTCTAAAGCCTGATGGAACAGTAAACCTCACGAAGTTGGCTCAATTGCACGAAACAAATCCGCAATTCGCAAAACAAATTGCTGCGGAACACGGTATTAAACTCAATTAAAGGTAAAGTTTTATGGCTGAAACCAAAATCTCGAACGTAATCGTTCCTGAATTATTTAATCCGTACGTAATTAATCGTACAGCAGAAAAATCTGCATTATGGCAATCAGGCATTGTTGGCAATCTTGATGAAGATATTGCTTTTGGCACCAAAGGCGGCACAACTGTAAATCTTCCATTTTGGAATGATTTAACGGGTGAAGCTGAGGTTTTAACTGACTCAACAGCACTAACTGTAAACAACATTACAGCATCCACCGACGTTGCAATCCTGCATGCTCGCGGTAAAGCATGGGGTGCAAATGACCTTGCAAAAGCATTGTCTGGTGATGACCCGATGGGTGCGATTGGCGACTTGGTTGCTGATTACTGGGCACGACAATATCAAGGGATCTTACTTGGCTCGCTTGCGGGTGTGTTTGGTGCAGCAAGTATGGCTGGGAATATCCTAGACATCTCTGGTGGCACTGGTGCGGCAGCGGTGATTGATGGCGCATCATTCATCGATGCATCTTACAAACTTGGTGATGCGGTTGATAAGTTGACAGCAGTTGCCATGCACTCATCCGTAGCTGCAAAGCTTGCTAAAGATGGCTTAATCGAAACAGTGCGTGATGCAGATGGTGTGGAGCTTTATAAAACCTACATGTCTAAGCGCGTAGTTGTGGATGACGGCTTGCCTGTATCTTCTGGTGTTTACACCACATATCTGTTTGGTCAAGGTGCGGTAGGCTATCAGAATGTTGGTGCACCTGTTGGTGTGGAAACAGACCGCGATAGCCTTGCAGGATCGGACATTCTGATCAACCGTCAACACTTCGTATTACATGCGCGTGGTGTGAAGTGGGATGGTGCAACAGGTATTGCACCAAATAATGCAGGTCTTGGTACTGCAAGCAACTGGGAACGAGTTTATGAGAATAAGCAGATCCGTATGGTTGCTTTCAAGCACAAAATTGCTTAATCGATTGGCAGGGCTTCGGCTCTGCCTTTTCCATTCTTGGAGAGTAAAACATGGGATTAGCAGCATTTAACCGCATGCGTCGTGAAGCCGCCGAGCGCGAAGTAAAGGCAAAACAAGAAGCTGAAAAGCCAATTGAAAAGATGACCATCAAAGAATTGAAAGAAGAACTCTTAAAGCATGGTATTCAAGCTGAAGAGTCAGCTAAAAAAGCAGATTTGGTGGCCTTATTGGAATCCGTGTCGAATCCAGACAGCCAGGATAATCCTGATCCAGAAGCGCAACAGGATGATCAAGAACAAGATCAGCCTAAAGAAGATCAACCAAAGGAATAACCCATGAGCTTTATTACTGTTGCCGAAGCTGAATCTATCCTTGGGGCAGACTTTGCCGACGATGGTGATAAAGCTCGATTGATTAAATTGGCAAACACATGGATGAAGAATGAAGTTAGCTTTGTTCCTGATCCAATTGATCCGCTGTTAAAAGATGCAGCATGCGAGATTATTAAAGGCATTCAGGCAGGTGTCATTTACTCTGGTGTTGCACGCCAAACCACAAGCGAAAGCGTAAAGGCTGACACAGTACAAGTCAGTGAAACCTATGCTGAAGGTAGTGTTGAAATTTCCGAATATGAGCAGGTCGCCAAGGCTTATATTGATTCACTGGATTTAAAACCCAAAGGTTTTGCATTTGAGGTGTGTCGGGGATGATTAATACCAACTATGTACCCGAATGGTATATCACTCCATTTGAGCACGTTAAATACACCTTGGCACGTAATCAGCTTCACATGGACCTGTTGTTCGATGACATGAATGATACGGATAAGTTCTTATCTGCTGGAGCTGATGCTCAGGTTGATTACTATGACAATGGGAAATACTGCATAGTTCAGCTTGGTGAATCTGGTGAGCGGACCTTACTAGAAAATCATGCACTTTTACTGCATGAGGCTGTGCATATTTGGCAGCGAGTAAAAGCCTTGATGGGTGAGAAAGAACCAAGCAAAGAGTTTGAAGCGTATTCTATTCAGCGAATTGCTTTGGATCTATTCAACATGTATGAGGAAAGTGAAGTTCATGATTAAGAATAAAGTCCAATCCAAAGTAGCTCAAGCCTTTAATAAGAAACTAGGCGATGCTGTAAGCGCATTTACTTGCTCTAAAGAGATTCGGTCTGGCGAGTTTGACTTCGAGACAGAGACATATCCAACAACCATCGTTGAAGCCTATAGCGGCAGAGGTGTGTTATTTGGCTCATATGCGAAAGATTTGGTGAAGCCTGATGATTATCAGGTGACAGACTGCAAAGCCACGGTGCTGCAAAATGAAGTGACACAAGTGCCACAGATTGGTGATGTGTGGGTGACAGTTAAGGGCAGTTTTAAGGTTTTAAATGTTGGCGCTGATCCTGTGGGTGCTACCTACTCAATTCAATTGAGAAAGGTGTGAATATGATTTATCTAGACGATTCAAAACTTATGCAGCGCGCAGCAGACAGCGACCAAGCCTTCCATGTGGATGTGCGAGCGACCAATATTAAAGCTGTGTACTTGGATGGTGAGCTTATCCGCGATGCCTTCTATGTTGATCTCGAAAAGGGATTTCTAATTCGAATTAAGACAGACATTGAATGCAAACCTGTATTAATTAATGGTGATTTAGCACATGAAATCCTATTTGGAGCGGTGACAGTAGAATATCGGGAGTAGGTGATGGGCTGGAAAAACAAACCGACGAACTTTACGCATGAGATCGAAAAGCAGGGTGACGAGCACTTGCGCAAAGTCAGTGCTGAAATGCTTCAAGCTGTGATTATGGGTAGCCCTGTAATGGATGGTGAGTTTCGATCAAATCACCGCTTAACCGTAAATGGCATTACTAATGAAACCGTCCCAAGCAACGGAAATACAGCGCCAAAAGGAACTTTGGATCAGCAGGTTTTTAGCGATGGTGCTAACAAGGTCTTAAAAGCCAAACTAGGTGACAAGGTTTATATCCAAAACAATTTGCCTTATGCACTTCGTTTGGAAAATGGTCACAGTATGCAAACTCCAAATGGCATCTACTCCATCGCATTCCTATCAGTATCGAGCAAATACAAATGATGACTTTAATCCAAGCCGAAACCGAGATTAAAAAAAGGATTAATCAATTTGCCTTTGTCGGCTTGGATAAGCGAGATATACGACTGGCAAACCAACCCAATGACAATGGCGAACCATACGAGCCACCAAAAGATAAACCATGGTGCTGTGTATCAATCCAATATGCAGATAGCAACATTGCAGGGATGGGTAATCAGCCTTGTATTCGGAAGCACGGAATCGTTGCAATCCAATGTTTCACACCTAAAAACACTGGCACCATCACAATGACAAACTTGTGTGAGAGCTGGGCGAATCATTTGCAGTCGTATGCAGTGGGTGATTTGGAAATCTATCTGGTCCACGCGCCACAAAGCATGGATGATGATGATTTTTACGCCAAGATTATTAGAGCCGAGTTCAGTATTAACTAAATGATTTAACTTTCAGACCGCCGCCGATATGGCGGTTTTTTTACGCCCATAAGGAGCAAATGCCATGTCTAAAGGCACTGATGTGGTTATCCACATTGCAAAAGAAGATAGTCCCAATACGCTGCCTGCATCACCTGTATGGCATACCTTGCGTCGAACTTCTGATTCACTAAAGAAAGCAGTTTCAGTCACTCAGTCGGATGAATGTATTGACACTCGATTTGAACAAGGTTCTTTGGCAACATCAGCAGAAGCTGTCGGCAACATTGAATATGAATTATCAGCACTCAGTCAAGATATGTTCTTTGAAGGTGTGGCTGGCAATATGTTTGTTGATTCTGGCACTCCTGGTGTAGCAACTTTGGAAATTGGTGGCGATACATTGCCAACCTATACCATTGTTAAGCACGACAAGAAAGTTAGCTTGATTCAAGTATTCTCAGGCTGTCGTATTGGTCAGTTGACCATTCAAGGCGATACTGAAGGCAAGATCACAGGCAGCGCTTCAATCAGTGCTACAGGTTATGCTAGCCCAGTCGTTACACCAGTTGTTTCACCATTGGCACCAACTACAACGCCATTCTTGTCATCGATCAACGTGAATACCTTCAAGATTAATGGTGCCACTACAGTTGGAGCTGCATGTGCTGAATCCTTCACAATTACGATCAATAACAACCTGACTGCTAAACCATGTTTGGGTAATGAAAGCTTGATCCCGAATCGCTATACAGAAGGCAAAGTATCGATCACGTTAAGTGTGACACTTGCATTGACCACAACTTCAAAAGCATGGATTCCATATGTGGAAACGCGGGAGACCATGACGGCTGAGATTGGTATTGAAGACACGTTAGGCAATGCATACGGCTTTGACTTCACCAAACTGGAACTTGATAACGACGGCTTATCAGATACTAATGCGAATGATGATCACACGCTGGCGATGGAGTTCCGTCACGTGAAAGAAGCGCCAACCATTACACGCACAACAGCATAACTTAAGCCCCGAATGGGGCTTTATTTTTAGGATTAGAAAATGGCTTTAAAAGTAGCGATTCAAGAAAGTAAAAATGTAGCCGCTTGGAAAGATTATAAAGATGCTGAAACAGGCGAGGTGCTGGCAAAGTTTAAAATCAATGGAGCCAATCATCAGGCTTATTTGGTTGGACTGGAGCGTGCTCAAAACCAAATCGCATCTAAAGGTTATGATGTGGCTTCGGCAACAGGTGAAGACAAGCTCTGGCATGATCTTCTAATGGAAGCGGCAGGCTGTCATTTGATTGCTGATTGGCAGGATGTGGTGTTCTTGGAAAAAGGCAAAGAGATTGAGCCGCCATGTTCAAAAGAAAATGCAACCAAGCTGTTAAGCATGGGAAAAACAGGTATTCAGATCTGGAACTTCATTAAAGCTCAATCGGTATTGATTCAGATCGAAGCAGACAAACTAGAGGCTGAAACATTGGGAAAGTTATCCAGCTCTACCGATGGCACACAGGAGACGGTGGATTAACCGATCACCAAAAGAAGATTCGTGCAAAGCTTGGGCGTAAATTGGATGATGCGCCTGAGTATAGCTATGTAGCGAATGCCGTTCTTTCGGCTTTCAATGTGATTGCGCGTGCACGACCATACACCCAACAAGGTACACCGTTGGCGATTGATGCCGACAACATCAGGTCTTACCTAGATCTACATGAAGCGCCATGCGAATTACACATTTTGGTTTCGTGTGTATTTGCTTTGGATAATCTGTATTTGGATGGGGTTTATAGGAATTTGAAGCGGAAATCAGCTTAGGTTGATTTCTTCGGTACGACATTTTATGGCGTTTATTTTTTTTAAACCATTGAACAAAAATGCAAAGATGTTAAATTACAGCAAATGCTAATATAGCATTAGCGATAATTTTATAGGCAAATTAAAGGGAGGTAGTTATGTCAGATAAACTTGTCATTGCGCTCCGGTTGCCAGATAAAAAACCATCAGACTTAAAGTTCAGCGAAATGGCTGAACTATTTAAGCAGTTTGCCAATCTATTAAAAGGCTCTAAAGATAATTTTGGTTATCTTCAAGAGGGTTCTATTTATGTTGGCAGTCCACCATTGGACTCTGAAGAATATAAAGCTGCAATAGATCAGGTTTTAAGTTCGGATGGTGGAGATTTAGATCAATACTTAAGTAAACACCTAGACTGGGGAAATGCTCAAATAGGGGTACATCGTGAAGGTGAAAGCCCAAAGCAGATGAAAGTATTGCGCTCCATTGGAACCATTATTAAACCCAAAAAGTTCAAACAAAACGATATTCTTAGAGGGAAGGTTAATCGAATTAACACCGGCTCAGAAAATCATTATGTGGGAATAACTTTTATTAATGGTTTTAAAATAAGCGCAAAAATTGCTTTAAATGATGTAAATATTCTAAAGTCGTTTTTAGGGACAGATACACTTATTGATTTTAGTGGAGTTGCTACTTATAGCTATAGCGAAAACTACGAACTATATCTAGAAGAATTTAAACTGAATAGTTACGAAGCCTTGGAAGATGATTCTATTGAAAAATGGATTTCTGATTTCGTTGGTTTTGGCAGAAGTGGTTGGCAAGATCTTGATGACCCTTATAAAGCACTGGAAGATGAACGCTTACCATGATAATTACTATTGATGCCAATATATTAATAGCGCTATTTGATGATAAAGCGTTCGATAAGGGTTTTATACAGTTTTGCAAAGCCAATAATGTGCAACAAGTAATAATACCAGCACCAGCAATGTGTGAATTTTTAGCTCGCGATAGCGCAGATAGATTCCAATTTCTTCAAGATAAAAAGAGAATAGCGACAATAGTTAGCTTTGATGAAAAGGCCGCTTACATAACTGCGGATATGGCTGAAAACTACTATAAGGGCAAAGTGGAAATTCCAAAACAAAAAGTAAAAGTAGATCTCCAAATCCTTGGTATTGCAATCGCAAACAAATCAAACTTCATCTTAACCAAAGATAGTGATTTTTCTAAATACATTGAAATGCTTAAGCTAAGAATAGGTTTAAAATCAGTAGCAGATTTATACATAAAAGACGACTTATTTAACGACCAGTAGCACAAGCCTCCTTCGGGAGGTTTCTTTTTGACCGAAGAAT